ACCAATAATGGTGAGAAGAATAATGAGATAACCAATAATGGTGAGAAGAATAATAAGATAACCAATAATGGTGAGAATAATGAGAAGGTAGATAAACAGATTAATTTCAAAGACATGCAGAAATATTCTTCGTCATCTAATATTCCTACCTATAAGGATTTTGAATCACAATATCCAAAGGTTACTCAAAAGCAGTTGGATAATAAAATAGGTGAGATTAATAAAGCAGGTGGTATTAATCCTTTTTTAAAGAACTTAAAAAATAATAAAGTAGATAATAATAAAGTTGATAATAAAGATATTACACCAAAAATATCACCTGCTTCATTTAAAACTAATCAAAGACAAACAAGAGAATTAGTAAAATCTGGTGAGTTAAAGGATACTGATCTTAATAAGTACAGTAGATCAAATACCTACACTGCTGATGATGGTAAAACACAGGTTAATAGATCAACTGTAAATACCATAGCAAAATTTAATATGGGTCCTAATATTAAAAAGGGTGATAGGTTGGGTGTAATCACTAATAGTATGCGTAAAAAGTATGATTTAAAGGCAGCTAACTTTAAAGAAGATGCATATGATGTGTTATTAAATTATGTTCTATCTGAAGGTCATGCAGATACATTGGAAGAAGCACATTATGTGATGATGCAGATGGATGAGGATACAATTCAGACAATAATTAGTGAGCAAAGACCCTTTAGTGTTAATCAATCAACTTATGATTCGTTGAGAAATCCAGAATTCACTGGTGATCCCACATCACATTTTCAAAATTTTAAATTTAAAGATAAAAAAAATCAAGAAAAATATAGTGACGCAACCAAAAAGTTAAAAATAAAAGTAGATCCAAGAATAAATCAAATGGATGATCCAAAGATAACTACTGATAAATGATGATGATATCTCAAGCAGATGTAAATGCAAGAACACCTGCTTATCTAAATTATTTAAAAGGAATGAAGAGTAAAGTAACTGGAAAACAGTTATATCATCTTTTACCAAATGTCAAATTGCCGAAAGACTAGATAGAATACCTACTTCTATATTATGATTGATATAAATAATGAAGTATATGACAATCCTTGGACTTTTAATGGTGATATATTCACTACTGGAGACATCAAGGACTACTATGGATTTGTTTATTGCATCACAAACACCATAATCAACCGTCAATACATTGGACGTAAGTACTTTTGGGCATTTAGGACACCAAAAGGAAAAAAACGCAAATCGAAACAAGAATCCGATTGGAAAAAGTATTACGGATCTTGCCCAGAATTAAAAGATGATCTCAAAACATACGGAAAAGAGATCTTTAGAAGAGAAATATTGAGTTTACATACCACAAAAGGAAACTGTAACTACGAAGAGACCAGACAACTATTTTTGAATAATGTTTTATCTGAATCCCTTGACGATGGAACTCCTTTATACTATAATAGTAATATTCTAGGTCGCTATATGCGAAAAGATTATGGAAACTTTGGAAAAAACTCTTCATTCAAATCGTGATTGGGCATTAGATCGTATACATACTCTATGCGAAAGTGATAATCATGAAGATGTTGTAAATGCGTATGCAATTGCTTTGGAATATATGGAGTGGTTTGCTCCAACAACTGAATTTACAGACATCTTATCACTGCAGTTCAAAAAATTACCAAATGACTAACAATCATTCAAAAGAATTTATTAAAAAGATAGGTGAGCAAATTCAAAGACTTAGAGAGGAGGGAAAACTTGATGAAGCAAACTCTCTTCAACTTACATACTTCCCATCTATGAAAGATACTAAATAATATAACTTAACAATTAGTAATATATGAATCGGATTTGGATAAATTTAAATAGAGGTATGAATTCCATTCCTGCAGGGAGTCGAGATCTTGTGGAATTTGGATTTTTTATCTGTATAGGTATAACAGCAGGTTCATTAGGATTACTATCATGAATGATTTTATAGTATTTCTCTACTTCATAGCATTTGCAGTGATTTCTGGTGCTAGTTTCGCATTTATGTGGAAGACAACCACAGCGTCTATTGAAGCATTGAATAAACCAAAGACAAAGGTACCAGCACCACACCCTGAGATGGAAGGTGTTAAGTGGGGTGAGGAGTTGATGACCTTTAAAATGCAAGAAACCGATGATGATGATGGTGATTCTATAATTTCACGTTAGATAAATAAAGCTGCCCGTAGTATAGACGCATGGCAGAAGATTCAAAGAAAAAACCACAAGGTCCTATTGGAAGACTGAAGGAACTTGCAACAGATAAAGAAGAACAACTTGAATTACTAAGTGTCTTAGTAAGGATTATTGTTCTTTTTTGGTCAGGAGCAATACTATCATTGAATTATGTGACCATTCCTAATTACGAAAAGGATAAAATTGATCCAACTTTCATAGCTTCGGTTTTTACAGGGGTTTTAGCTACATTTGGCATTGAGACCGCAAAAAAACGAGGTGATGGCACGATGAAAGTCGGTGGAGGTAGTGGTCCTGGTGGAGCAGTATCAAAGCAGGATATGGAAAAGTTAATTGAGAAAGCAACTCAAGCGGCACCTGCTCAGACTATTAGAATCGAACAGGCACCATTAGTATTATCACCACAACCACCGAAACCAGATGATACTAAAAAAGCATAATGAACAAAAAGGAAGTCAATTGGTCTAAGATATTTGCTCTTGGACTTGGGGGAGTTATTGGACTCTCCCATATTGGTATGATAGGATCCCTTATGAATCGTAAGAGTGATCTACCAAGTATTAATGTTCCTGTAGGACCTTATACTTCATATAATGCAGAAGTAAACAGAGATGGGTATAAGATCAGTTATCGTGCGAACGATCCCAAGGTAATGCGTGTGGAAAGGGATATTAAGAAAAAAGGTGGGTTTCTGGGGTTGGCTAACAACACTGAGAAAGTCGTGGAACAGTACACAATGGACGGTTCAGTTCACACAAAACCCTACAATCAAATCACAGAGGGTGACGGAAGATCCGAAGCCTGCGTTAAAGCAATCGGAGGAGCAGAGCAAACAGGCAGGTTGGTTGGTTCCAGTGTTGGTGCTAGTGTTGCTCCTTCCGTTTCTAGTATTCCTTTTATTGGTTGGGTTGCTGCTGGTTGGGTAACAATGTTCTCAGGTAATCAGGGTGCAGAAATAGGTGGAAGCATGGCAGAGGACTTGAATAAGAACTGTTGACTTAATAAAATATTGTGATAGAATACAACTATGGAAACACATAGAAATACTTTGCGTATGCTACTCAAGGAGAGAGCATATAAGCATGGACAATTTAAATTATCATCTGGTAAAGAATCAGAACATTATATTAACTGCAAACCTGTTACCTTATCATGTGAAGGTAATGCACTTCTATCACATCTAATGATAGAACACGTTGAAGATGATGCAGTTGCAGTTGGTGGTCTTACACTTGGTGCTGATCCTCTTGTATGTGGTATCGCACAGAAGGCATACTATTCTGGTAAACATATTGATGCACTAATTGTGAGAAGAAATCCAAAAGGACATGGAACAAAAGAAGTCATTGAAGGCAATAAACCACCAAAGGGTTCAGTTGTTACTGTTTTAGAAGATGTGACCACTACAGGAAGTAGTGCAATTAAGGCAGTGAATGTACTGAGAGATGCAGGTTATATCGTAAATCGTGTTGTTGCAATTGTAGATCGTCAAGAGGATCATAAAGTCTGGGATAATAATAATCTAGAGTTTATTTCATTGTTTTCATTAAAAGATATAATTGAAGAATAGTGTGTGAGTCCACACATTAGTGCGTATATTTACCTAGTCTGTTATACTATATAATATGTACTGGAGTTGAAAAGAATCATGTCCCATTACGAACTCGGTTGGCACGACCAAAATTTTAATCACTATGAAATCGGTGAATATGCCGATGATGCTTTTGAAGCAGCATCAAACGCAAGAGAGGATGTTCCTTATCTACAGGAACATCCTTTTTCTTTGGATTACATTAAGGAGATCAAATGAAAAACTTACCTATCAAATCATCAAGTATACTGTTTAGTATTATCGCATTATCACTTTTTGTATCATTAAATTACGCATGGGTATGAAAAAATTTAATACTTTAGTATTAGATACAACAATTTATGTTCTTAACTTTCTTTATCGAGGCAGAGAGTTTCAGAGATTCTGGGTATTAGAAGTTATTGCCAGAGCACCATACTTTGCATTTATTAGTGTGTTACATTTTCGTGAAAGTCTTGGACTACGTGGTGAAGATCATGTATACTTAATGAAGGAACATTTTTATCAAGCACTCAATGAAACTGAACACCTTGAAGAGATGGAGAAAAGAGGAGGGAGTGATGCATGGATCGACAGATTCTTTGCAAAGCACTTGGTTTTGGTTTATTATTGGATTATGGTTGGGTACTACTTTGCCGATCCTGTTAGTGCTTATGATATTAATATGAAAATAGAAATGCATGCATATGAAACATATGTAAAATATTCAGTCTGGCATCCAGAAGATACTAGGATTGCAGAGATTGCTCAAGATGAATATGAGCATTCCAAAGAATTGCAAAAAGCGATGTTAATGATTGCATAAATTATATTAATACTACACATTAACTTATGTTATCTACCCAATATCGTCTTCGACTGGAAGGCATATGTAAATCTATTGCGTCTGGGACAGAAGTAAGCATAGATGATATGATATGGGCACAGAAATTAGCTAAGGCGAATACAAGTGCAAGAGGAATGCTTAATCAAGCAAGAAGATTGTCTACAAATCCAAACGATTCTTTTCTGAATAACTTGAACATAGGAGATCCCGATTCAAGTAATCATAAGAGGGGTTTCGGTTCACCTGATGAGATTGTAGATTGGTTTCATCAGGAACGTAGTGATGACTGGAGGCAAAGAGACTAATGTGGAAATTCTTTGAATGGGCATGGAACCTATCTTGGGGTGAAGGTTTTGCTTTACTCGCAGTTCTATTTGTATTCTGGTATGGTAAAAAATGGATAGACAGTCATTTTGGATCTATTAACCAAAAGCAAGCAAAACAATTAAAAAGAATTATAAGAGAAGCAATAGATGAGTCAGAATTAGTCAACTAATGGTTGTCTGGTCAGTTGTAATTATGGTGATTATTCTCGTTATTGTAGTATCTTGGTACATCTACTATATACTAAGAATGTCGTATATGGAGATGAATGATGGGAGCAATGATCCCACCGAGTCGGAAGAGTTGTTACAACTTCCGAGTGATCGAAATCAATCGGGTAGTTGATGGAGATACAATCGACGTAACAATAGATCTAGGATTTGATCTATATAAAAAAGAACGTGTTCGGATTGCAGGAGTAGATACTCCCGAAAAGAGAACTCGTGACTTAGAAGAAAAGGAGTTAGGAATTGATGCCACAAACTGGCTTAAAGATAAACTGGAGGGAGCTGTTAACGGTGATGATGATCTCATCATCCGTACTGAGCTTGATGGTGGTGTCGGGAAATACGGGAGGTTACTGGGGTGGTGTTACATCGGTGACGCAGACCTGTCCCTCAACGAACAAATGATCACCGAAGGGTATGCTTGGGCATATGATGGTGGTACAAAACAAAAAAACTTTGAAGAACTACGTGAAATACGTAGATCTTTAGGAACTTTAACGGAGTAAATTATGTTACAGAAAATCGTAAATGGAATCGCTATTGCAAGTGGTGTTGTCTCTATCACCGTCGTTGGTGCTGTTGGGTTTGTATATTTTAATAAAGATGCAATTATTGAAAACGTCAAAAGCAAAGTAATGGAATCAGTATTACCAGGTGGAATCGGTGGTGCTATAGGTGGTGCAGTACCATTAATACCATCTGCTGATGCACCGACTGAACCTGCTCCCGATGCTGGATTTAGTATTCCAAAGTTCTAATGAAACTTGTCTATAAGATTGGACTTGGAATCTTAGTTGCTACTAACCTTTTCTTTATTGCTACTCTCATATACAGTATGATTATGTACGACAGTAGGGTAGAAAAAAATCGAAAGTTTATTTCTGATACAATAAAAGAGGAAGTTGCTAAACAAATACCGAGGACAATGCCTGATGTGACTGGTCCTGTTTATGTCCCCAATAAATGAAATTAATATTGGGGATGTAAATGTCCCCCATATTCATACATATCGTATACCATATACGAATATACCTATTCATCAAGTGCCCGTCACTTTACAACTAGGATTTCCAATTGTGGAAATACCTGGTTGTGTTGAGATGCACAGGGATAATAGAGATCATGTTTCAAATCTACCTTTTGATAAAGATCTTGTGAATCAAGATGAAAAAGGTAGTACAGTATTGTGTCCTCATGGTGAGTATCCATCATATCAAGCGATGGATTATCAACCAGAGCAATTAATTATACAGAGAGAAATACCACCACCACCTGTTGCACCTCCACCTGATGTTGAACCACCAGCAATACCTGATACTGGTAATATAGGTGGTAAAGAAGATGTTCCTTGTCCAGGTCCAGCACAATTAAGAGTTGGTGATGTCACACAATCAGGAGATGAAAGAGTTGTTGGTCATCGACTTGTTGATAATGGTAAAACTTGTGAGACATTATATGAACCCACATCAACCCTTGAAAAATATGTGCCACCTCTAAATCAAGTATCAACTGTGACTGCATTAGCAGTTGTTGCTACAGCAGGTGCTGCTGCGACACCATTACTAATAAGAATAGTTAAACCTGTAATTAAAAAATTATGGAAGACAATTCAGACAAAATTAGGTAAAAGGGTTGAAGAACCAAGTCGTCAATTAAAACAAACAAATGCTTATCGTGAAAAGAAAGGATTACCACCTCTCAAAAAATAATTAAGGTTCACCAATAGATATATCTTTTAGATCACTTGCATTTCCATTTGCGGGTGGTCTATTTTGTATTGTATGTGTATGATTAGCAACGACACCTGGTGGATTTATTAACATAACATCTGCACATACTTTTGCGTATTCAGTTCCTGGTTTGAAAATTATTCCTGCCTTCATTAATTCACCACAATTTTTTAATCTTGCAATCTCAAAATCTAATCTTTTATTTGCAACTGTTTGATTCATCAAAGCGATGTTTGCTGATGCTGCCTGTTTACATTGCTCTTGTAGTTTCTTATCTAATGGTTTCGACCATGTTGCTGAGACACCTAGTGATATGGTGCTACTATCTTTTTGCCCTGTTCTTACAGGTTTATAATATAAAATTTCACCTGGATTATCAGGCACTGAGTCATCATTTGCATCTACGTTATTGTAGACTGGATCCATCCAATAATCCTGATATGGTCTCTTAAATGCAATATTTCCTGTAGCAAATGGTGTAATGTTCATGGTAGGACCCTGACATTGTATCCCATTACCATATGTGTTTGTAATATATGGACCTTGCAAAACCTGTATAGCTTGATTGGTCACTGAGCCACTTGAATTTGCTACGGGATTTGCAGTTGCTGAGACACCTCCTACATCACTCGCAAATGTAGGTGTTGCTGTTCCAACTGTAAGACACAACGATATCAGTTTGAGAATACGCTTGTTGTAGTTGTGACGCTTTGTATTTCTGTGGTGCGATTTATAACTGTGTGGTTCTTGAGTCCTGGTCCAGAAAAACTTTCTGTAAATTGAAACGCTGCTCCTGGTGTTGATATCGTGAAGTTTGGTTTGTTGTTTAGATCCAAATCCGTCCATGTTGAAGTCACTCCATTTAATGTATTACTGTTACCAGTAGTAGATGGTGGTGATATAGAATTACCATCATGCTCTATGTTTGTCCCTGTGATGACATATTGATAACCAGTATCATATTGCATCGAATTTATAGTCTCTGTAACCGTTGAAGTCGTTTCAGTCGTTGAAGTCATCGAACCCTGCGTGAAGTTAGGCACAACAGGAACAGACATCGCAGTCGGGACATTCGCAAGGGCAGACACAACCGCAACCATCGCAAGTTTCTTCCTTGCGTTGGTGCATTTTTTGATATTGATGTGCTGCCAGATTATCGAGGAAGTCATTTATCATTAGTCAATTGTCAACTCGTTGATAAATTGTCCTGTAGCCACAGTACCAGCTCCACCAGCTGTTAGTGTTACTGCACCAGCAGATGTAATTGTACCAGCTAAGTCACCAGCAGTTCCTGATGCAGTTGATGTCTGATTACTGAAGTTTGATACAGTTCCCGCAGTGGGTGCTGATGTTGATATTGCGTCACCTTGAGTAAAGGTTTGCGAGAAGCTGAAAGCTGAACCAGCAGTTTTTTGGGTTGCCTCGATTGAAGGTATCGCACCAACACCTGTTGATATGGTTAATGAACCAATTCCATCTGATACAGCACTACCACCAGAAGTATATGAGGTATCTACACCAGTTCCTGATACGGAGTATGATGTTCCGATTCTCTCAACCTGTGTTGCAGCTGCTGCTACACTTAATTGAACACTACTTGATAATTTATGAGTAATATCCGCCATCGCAGGGGAACTAACACCTGCTAATAATAATATTGGTAGAAACCTTTTCATTAGTTTACCGATTATTTTCTAGCTCTATTTAGCACAAATATTTTTGCATCCACACACTTGACAGAATTATAAAGAAAGTGTATAATAAATACCATTACATAGAACGAAGGCCCGAAAGATCGTCCCCTGCGTAGAATGTAAAAATCTTATTGTCGAAAGATTTTCCATCCGCAGGATTTTTTGTCTGCGAGATACTTATAAAAAAATGTTTATTAAATCAACAATCGCTGCAACAGCAGCATCTCCATTCCTATTCGCTGGTGCAGCTTTTGCTGGTCCATACGTTAATATAGAAGCAAATGGTTCATACCCTGACGGAGCATACACATCTGGAAATATCGAACTACAGGTTGGATATGAAGGAACAACTCCTAATGGAATTAATTGGTACGCATCTGTAGGTCCTACAGTTCAGCACACAGAAACTGCTGATGAGTTCGGTGATGTAGAAATCGCAGGATACCTTGGTGGTGGTAAGTCACTTACAGAGAAGACATCTGTATATGGTGAAATCTATGGTGCTTCAAACAACGACGACGTTGATTGGGCAGGAAAAGCAGGTCTCAGATACACATTCTAAATAACTGTGTTCGAGATGGATCAGACCTCTGCATTGCAGGGGTCTTTTTTTATGCTATAATATTCTTATGAAAAAAATATTAAAGGTTATCACTCATCCTGTTACCTATTCAAACTTACTGATTGTAGGCACACTCTTAATGATAGAGTTCATTCATACACGGGCACATTACAAAATGGAGGTAGATGTTCATGGATATTGTCTACAATATAATGATAAAAACCCAAATGCATTTGTTGAGGAGGATTGGTAAATGGGTATGATAATATCTTACGTAGTAACATTCGTTTTAATTATACTTATTGCTAATGCTCTTTATCCAGATTGGTAATTATGGTTTGATATATAATATAGAAAAAATAATATTATGCAACTAAAATCTAAAAGTGTCTTCAAGTATGCAATACCAATTACAATTATTATACAACTTACAATATTGATAATACATGTTTCATGGGATAAGGCATTTCAATGTAAGACTTGGAATAAGACGTTAGTTTGCAGACAAATAAAAGTATAATGGAACTAATAAGAGTTAGATGTCGCTCCTGTGGTAAGGAGGTGGAATCAAGTTCTGGTAAATCAGTATCTTGTGGATGTTCAAATATGGTAACTATTTCTGGTGATGTCATATCTGCGAATGATATGTCAAAGGTTGTCATGCTTTCAACTGGTATAAATCGAAAGTCTGCAAGTTTGTTTACCAGAGATGAGTTAAGTTGGCAAGAAGCAAGAAACAATCGGAAGGTTCGTAAATTAGATTTTGATATACGATAAATACTAAAAAGGATATTGGTGACTAATGGGAATCCAAATAAATGGAGCGACAGATAGTATAACTGCGATTGACGGGACGATTGATGTTGTCTCTGCGATTGGTAATGCTGGTGTTGTAACTGCAACCGCATTCGTAGGAAATATAACAGGAAACGTAACAGGCAATATTAATCATACAAGTAATCTAGAACTACAAGTTGGTGGTGTCACAAGAGCGAACATCGACTCTACTGGTAAAGTTGGTATAAACCAATCATCACCAGATTATGAATTAGATGTAACAGGTAGAATAGGATTTACACAGCAGATAAGAGGTGCAAGTGGTACACAAGGTGCACCCTCATATGCATTTGATGGCGATCATGATAGTGGCATGTTTAGAAATGGTATCAATAATCTTTGTTTTGCAACTGCTGGTATACAGAGATTAACGATTGACGAAAATGGAAAACTTGGACTCGGTGTTAACGCATCTAATCCAACATATCAACTACAAATACATGAATCTGATAACACAGCATATGCAGCAAATGCAACAGTTGCTCAATTAGCAGTCGGAAATGTTAACTCCTCTTCTGCTACAAATGCTGCAGGAATTCATTTATTTACAGATGGAAACGGAAGAGGTCTTGTTAATTTATGTGCTTTAAACAATTCAACAAATTCATCTGCCGATTTTGTCATTCAGACAAGACACTCTGCGACGACAGGAGAAAGACTTCGCATCACATCAAATGGTAAACTTCTTGTTGGAATACACACAACTTCTGAAGCTTATACTTGGGCTCCAAGAGCAAGATTTGCAGTAGAAAACTCTGGTGATGCAAGTTCAATTCATTTTGGTCTAAGAGCAGGTGGGTCTGCCGATCCAGCAATAATGATGTTGAGAAGAGGTGGAAGCAGTGCTTGGGGTCATCATGTAGGAAGAATTTACACTGATTACAATCCTACCATATACTTCCAAACTGCTTTTGCTTCAACACCAGGTAACGAGAACTTCCAAACACAAATGGTTATGAAGCATAACGCTGGTGTAGGTATCGGAACTATATCACCAAACCTTCTTCTTCATCTTCATCAAGAAAACAGTAACGCAACATTCGCTCATTTTACAAATACAACAACAGGTGTAAATGCAAACCAAGGTGTATCATTCGGACTCGACTCTGATGAAAATGCTGTCATATATCACTATGGAAGCAAAGCGATAAGGTTCGCTACTGGAGGAACTGAAAGACTTCGCGTCAAAAGTAATGGCCATGCTGGTATTGGAACTAATGATCCACTTAATCGTCTTCATGTAAGAATTCAACGTGGTAACTCTACTGGTTTAACTGCATCTGCAGCTCTAGATTCTGGAAACAACCTATACTTACCTGCGACAAGATTAGAAAATTCTGGTATGTCTGGTAATATAGAAGTCGGACAATTATTTTTAGCTGGAAATACAGATCAAGCACAGTGGTTAATTAGTTGTAAAAAAACTGGTGCTAATGTTGGTGATTTTATTTTTAGAACTAGAACTGGTGCTAGTGCTTCTGCAGAAAGACTTCGCATCACATCTGCTGGTAATGTTGAATCCGTTGGTATTGTTACTGCAAAAAATTTCAATCCAACTGATAGTCAACTCTCACATCGGAACATAATAATTAATGGTGATATGAGAGTGAGCCAAAGGGCAAATGGGACTAATATTGGTAATGCAGGATCTTATAAGTATGCTTGTGATAGATTTATAATAGGGTTAAACGGTGCTACTGTGAATATCACTCAAGACGCACCTGCTGCAGGTTCAAACACTCACCCAAATGGTTTCCGTCATTCATTAAAAGTTCAAACGCACACTGCTGTTGGAAGTGTTTCTGCAGGAAATATTATGCAAATCCAATATAAATTTGAGGGGTATCAAATTGCTCGACTAGGTTATGGATCTGGTACATTGTATAATAATCCAAAGAGTATGACCTTGAGTTTCTGGGCAAAATCAAGTCTTACTGGTACTTTTTGTGTTAATTTCCAAAGAGATGGTAGAATTATTAATAGACAATTCACTATAAGTTCTGCTGATACTTGGGAGTACTTTACAGCCACAATGCCTCCTGATACTTCAATAGTTGGGCAACATGAAAATGCACAAGCTATGTCAATGGTTTTCGTTTTTTCTGCTGGTTCAAATTATACAGGTGGATCTGCACTGGCAAATTGGATTAATCACCACGTTGCTCACACTGGTTATGGTGTAAATATGGATCATTTAACAACAGCAAATGCTACTTTCCAAATCACTGGAGTTCAGTTGGAGGAAGGCACTGTTGCCACCCCATTTGAATTTAGAGATTATAATGATCAATTAAAAATGTGTCAAAGATACTATGCCATATTCCACCCAACAACACAAGAACAGATATACATAGAATCAGGTTCTACTAATACCCACAGTTTCTGGAATGCACCTGTTCCTGCAGGGATGAGAACAGAACCATCTGTAAATTTATTGGGAACTTGGACTGGTCACGGTATGGTTGGTGGTAGATCTGTATACGCTATATCAGTTCAAGGTATAGATAATGGTGGAAATTCAGGAACAGCTCATCCAGGATCAATGGGTCGGGCATCATTTAGAGTAACAAGAGATGCTAATGGTACTTATGGTGATGGTGAAGTTCGCCACGTTGATGGATGGGGAAATGGTAATGCCTGGATAGGTTACGATGCGGAGCTTTAAAAATGTATAAAATTATTAATGACAAAATAATCCAAAAAGGAACAACTTTTATTCCAAGGGACGAACTTAATAGTGATTATCAACAATTCAAGGCAGATGTTGTTGGGATTGGAATAACTTGTGTAGAGGGTGCAACTGTAGAGGTAACAGTTGATTATAAAGAAGCAAGAGCAAATGAATATCCATCATTACAAGAACAACAAGATATGCAGTACTGGGATGCAATGAATGGAACTACAATATGGAAAGATAAAATTACTGAAATTAAAAATAAATATCCAAAAACCCAAGTTGGTGTCACTACAATAACGGATCTTCCTGATTGGGTTGTTAGAATTGCAACATAAATAACTAAAAAAGATATGGCATTTACAAAAGTCGCTCCTGCTGGTATTGGTTCTACACCTGGTGACGGGTATAGAATAGGAGATAGCTTTTTACATTCAACTGGAGTAGAGATAACAAATATAAATGCAACGGGTATTGTAACTGCAGCGAGTCTTGATATATCTGGTTCTATAGATGTAGATGGTCATACAAACTTAGACAATGTAAGCATCGCTGGTGTTACTACAATTACTGGTAGTGGAAATGCATTAGAAATTGTTGGTGGAGTAGTTAGAAATAGAGGAACAACGTCAGCAAGATTTGTTGCTAACAATGGTTCAGCAGAGGGATATTTTGGTTGGAGTTCTGGAGTATTAACTGTAGGTCAGGCATCTGCAACATTATCATTAGAGGCAACTGGTTCTAATCATATTCAATTAAAAACAGGTGGTAGTGAAAAACTTCGCATTGATAATAATGGAAAATTAATATTATCAAATTCTGAGGGCATACAACTTTCTGCAAAAAATAGTAATTTGTATTTAGTAGATGGTTCAATATCTTACTATGGCACAACTAATGCTGTATATGTTAATGGTGCTGGTGTCGCAGGGTGGTTGAGATTAAATGCTGCTGGAGCTACAAATAATCGTACTGCAATCAATATTTACGGACATAATTATTCCACTGGTGATACAATTGATTTTAGAACTAATTCAAATGAAAGACTTCGCATCACATCAACTGGAACAATTGGTATTAATTCTACATCACCTGGTGCACTTTTAGATTTATGTTCTGGTCAACCTGGTATACTATTTTCAGAAACTGACGTATCTGCAAATAATGGTAAGTGGTTAAATCAGGCAAACGCATCAGAGTTATATTGGCAAGCACAAACAGATGCACATTCTGGAGGTGGTAATCTGTTTAAGATGACCAGAAGTAATGAACAAATACAAACATTTGAAGCACAACAAGCTGGTGTAAGTTGGTTCACCATACGTAACTCTAATAAAACAGTCGGTATCGGAACTAATAATCCTGATGCTCCATTATTAATTTATACTGATGCCTCGCAAGGTTGGAAATTTAGAATTAACACTTCTGTGTCAGACGGAGCAGGATTTTATCAGAGATCAAATGGTGACTTTGAAGTTGTTCTTCGTGATGCATCAAATAATAATAATTTTATTTCTGGAAATAATGGAGGTTTAGAATTTGCAACTTCTGGCACTGATAAATTTCGCATCGACTCAAGTGGTAGAAGTTTGTTTATAACGAATGGGTCTCAAACATCTCCTGTTGCTGACAATAATGTTCCCCTACAAATAGCAGAAACAACGAGTAATATGTGTTACTTTGGTGCAAACAAAGGTAATAGTTATGGTTCAATATTTGGTCATCACACAGCATACGGTGGAACTGTCATTCGTAATTTAACCAGTGATGATATTGTCTTTATGACAAATAATTCAAGTGAAAGACTCCGCATTTTAGCAAATGGTAATGTATCGATTGGAAATGCTGTTAATGCTGGAAATACCTTAAGATATTTTGATGTATATAATACTAATACTGGTAGTAGTGCAGGTGCAATTTTAAGATTACTCACAACCAAGAGTGATGGTAGTAGTTCTACAGGTTTAGATATTGTAAAGTATAAAGCTGGTGGTGCTTACATAATTAACAATGAAAATGTTGGAGCTGATACTGGTTTCATTGCATTTAATACTGCATCAAGTGGTACTTCACCTGCAACGCATCTTAAAGTTGCAGGAAATGGTGAAGTTATAGTAAGTCCAAGGAATGGTGGTGCTTCAAACAATCGTACATCTATTCACTTTAACAATTCTGCTCATAGTCCATTTATCGCATTTAAGTCAAATAACCTTACAGAGGCTGCTTACATAAAAATAGACGAAAGTAGTGGTGGTGCAAATATAAATTTACAATGTAAAAATACGAGTGGAACTTTATTAAGTAGACTTACTCTTAAAAATAATGGTGAAATTGTAACTCATCAACTCGGTGGAAGTGAGAAAGCATACCCTCTTGTGATGGGAACTGGCACCGTTGCTCAAAACACTAATATGTCAGGTCATTTTAATTATCATGACGTTAGGGGTTGCCATAATACTTCTAATAATAATTATTCGATAGGTGGTTGGGTATTTTTAGGAAATGATCAAGCAGCAGCTCCATATCCAGTAAGAAGATTTAAGATTGCAGCACCAGGTGGGTTTTCAAATGGAACCATAGTTTATCAAGTATGGCACGATGGTGATTCAAATTATGATTATGGTGGATTATATGAGATTAGAATCAATTGCTGGACAGGTTCTTCACGTTTTGAGTCTGTAGCTTTTAGATGCGTAAATGGTAAGCGAGATGATTTAAAAGTTTATGCTTATGATGATAGTAATGGTATTATGATTCAACCATCATCTATTTGGGGAAGATGTTTCATTAGAAAAGCAGGATGGGATGATGCAGGTAGAAATCCAGGATCAAGTTATTGTGCAGTTGCAAATAACGGACCATTAGCTACATATAATGCACAGGAAACTGATGATGGTGCGATACCAAGTGGTGGATTTGAATTATATACGTATCCTGAAGGTACTGGTGGTCGAGATATTGAAAATTCAAATAGTTTTCCAGGATAAAAAATTATGGCGAATCCTCATTTTACATGGACTCATAATGGAGTCGAATACACAACCAATCCGTTTAAGGTCATACCCACTGTTGAGCAGGGTGGTCCTGATGATGGAAATGGTGGTAAACCAATGTGGCAAGCACTTGGTCTGACCGAGGCACAAGCAACAACAATCAAAAATGATCAACAATGGTGGCATGTTCGTCAAGAGAGAGATCGAAGATTAAAGGTGACTGACTGGATTTCTGGTGATGATGTTCCAACAGCACACAAAACTAAATGGCAGTCTTATCGACAAGCATTAAGAGATATAACAAAACAGTCAGATCCATTTAATATTATCTGGCCAACAGAACCATCATAAATAATCAAAAAATATTATGCCATATCTAGGTCGTCAATTAACATCAGGTAATTATCTAAAATTAGATGATATATCATCACAATTTAATGGTTCTAAAACAACTTTTAATCTAAAGTCTGGTGGTAATGTTTTTACACCTGGTTCTTCTTACTCTTTATTAGTATCACTTGGTGGTATTATTCAGGAAGCGGAGTCGGCATATACAATTGATCGTGATACAATAACATTTGCATCAGCACCACCCACTGGTCATGATGCTTTTATCATCATATTAGGTCTTGCACTTGGTGTCGGTGTTCCAGCTGATGGTTCTGTTGGTCTTGAACATTTACAAGATACTGCAAAAGGTGTTGGTATTAGTTCTTCAGGAACTGTTATTGGAACTGGTATTACATCATTAAATTTTGTTGGAACTGGTAATACATTTTCTGTCACTGGTAGCAGTGTTGAGATTAGTATCTCATCTGGTGCTGGTGGTACGTTTGCATCAAACAGTGTTGGTGTTCACACATCTAAAATTGTTGGTGTAAATACAAATACTATCGCAGGTGCAGCAACATCTGAAGGTGCAATGCAGGTTACAGGAAACCTTGCAATTGCAGAGGGTATGTTAATTACGGATAGTAATATAGATACAAGTTTAAATATACCATCAGGAAAGAATGGATTATTCATAGGTCCAGTTACAATTGGTGCTGGAGTTACAATTGATGTTGCCACAAACTCCACACTAGTGGTGGTCTAAATATTAGAAAGGATATTATAAAGGAATGAGCACTCTTCGTATTAGTAACATTGAAGCCAAGGCAGACTCCTCTAGCCCTACCGTTGATGAACAATTAAAATTTACTAACTCGGATGGAGATGTATTACTTCATTTGGATGGAAGAACTGCGGGTATAACTACAGTCGGAATTAATACAACAAATCAAACAATTAAATTTGATTCCAATAATAATATACTAATTACTGGTATCGTGACTGCTACAGAGTTTCATGGATCTCTTGCGGTTGGAACCTCTGTAACGTATGGAGATAATGAAAAGGCATATTTCGGAACTGGATTAGATCTTGAACTATTTCATAATGGCACCAACTCTATAATAAACAATACTGAAGGTGCATTACTATTCCAAAATAATGGATCATCATCAATGTATATCGCATCAGATGGTCAAGTTTCTTTGAATAATGATATTACATTTATTGGTGCATCTGCAAACGCATTGTGGGATAAATCAGAAAATTACTTTTCAATACCAGATAAGATAGTTCATAGTGGAGACACTAATACTGCAATAAGATTTCCTGCGAATGATACAATTTCAATGGAGACTAGTGGTGATGAAAGACTTCGCATCGACTCAAGTGGCCGAAT